ATTAGTGGCAGCAAACATTTCAATTTGCCCATCTTGACCGTTAAAAGTAATAAACGACTCAACGTTGCCAACAACGTTATTAGACCAAAATGTATAGCCTTTACGCGATTGTAATTCAGTAGGCAAGCAAAACCAGTTATCAATAATAACCGCCTCGTTAGGCGACATTGATGCTAATTGATTGATTGCATTCCACCCGCCAATTGGCGCGGTGACAGTAACGGTGTTAGCTGTTTGGCGTTTAGGACGTAGCATTTAATTACCTATTATTTAGGTATATGTCGTTATCAGTCAGCCCTAAATCTTTTGCTGATTGAATTATCTGTAAATACTTATGCGCCCCTATATTTTCAGGCGCAGAAGTCATCATGTTTTTTACTATTGGCGCCGCAACTTCATTATTAGGCCATTTAACAGTGCCGTTATCGCCGCCTACTAGGTCGTTATATTTTGACACTAATGAAAATCCGGCTTGTGGGTCAGGGTTAAATTTACCTTCTCCATAGCCCTGATTAGTTACTCTGAAAGCGCCTGCTTTATTTAAATTATCATAATTTAAAGGCTTATAATCCGCTTTGAGGTTAGGATTATTTGACGTTAAATTGTTATACGCTGAATAATCACCTGCTAACAACCCTTTTTTAGGCGCATCAGAAACCCCAAAAAAGTTTCCTATATCTTCAGGCATTTGACGTAAAAGTTGAGCTAATCTAACGGCGTCCATAAATATCCTTACGATGTAGTGTTGCCATAACCCGTATCCGGTATATTGTTCTGAGTGAGTAGTATATTTGGATAGCGTGGCGCGAGGGACAGCGTATCTGCGCCGCTCTCTGCTGCTTTCCATTTCTCCAGCTCACGAGTGTAATCCTGAAGCACTGCGGTGGTGTCAAAGCCTTTAATCTCAAATAGCTTGAGCTTTGTTCCAAGCACCATTACGCGGTCAGGAAATAGCGTTGTATCTGTATCAACCGTTAAACGTGATTTAGATGTTCCATCAGCCGCTATAACCCATGCGTTAGAAACGTACTCAAAGCCCATTACTAGCACTGCGGTAGGCGCAGGCCAGATAGTGAACTTGTTACCCATCATTCTAAAGCGCATACGAGGGCCTGTCGTAACATAGCTTGCTTTAAGCCATTGCCATTCTTGGGCGTCTTTAGGCCCGATAATTGACCAACGATTTGATTTATTGTATTGGGTTTTGTCTACCATCCGCGCGAAGTCGCTAGGCATTGCATACTTAGCTTGACTAAATGTAATGGTAATGCCTGTTGCAGTGGCAGTAGCCGGAATAGAAGTTGTAGCCGTTGTTGTACCAACAAAAGTGACAAAAGTGTCTTGTGACAGCCCTTCGCCAATAGCCATAAAATCAGTTGATAAACCTGTTACTGACGACAAATTAGTGATGGTGGTTGAGCCTTCAGTGACATCGCCCGTATATTGATAGTAAACCGTTTCAAAACGGTATTCTGCTGCTAGTGCTTGCCAATCACGTTCAGTAGATAACGTGTCGCCTGTACGGTTCATCAACGCTTGAATTTGAAGCACTTGAGGGTCTGTTGACGTCGCCACTTGTGTGGGGACAGGCAAACCTATTTCTAAACAGACATCTTGAACATTCGTAAGTAGGTTTGCCATGCGTTTTATTCCTTAACGGTTCTAACTCTTTTGACTTCAGGTGGTTGTGCGTCCATCAAAATTTTCATTTGCGCTTGAAGCTCTGCAATTTGGTCAGATTGAGCTTTAATAAGCTCGTCTGCGTCTATTTTACCACGATTTAAAAAGGCCTGTGCTTTATTGCGAAGTTGTGTGCCGCCCATAATACGGATAAACGCCGCGTCAGGTGCGCCTGCAACTTGTTCAATATATCTAAACCCTTGGTAGGCTAGCTCAATGCGGAGTGTTTCGGCAATTTCTGGCCATTCCTCCATTGGCGTACCTTTAATATCTTTTAAGCCTTTATAGGCTTGCCATTGCCGTGCAAAACGGGCTTTGTGGTTATCGTCGGCAATCGTGTCAATTGACAGTGATTTATCGCCGGGTACATTGATTCGGATAAAGTCGTATTCTTGCCCATCGTGCGTTCCAATGTAGAATGAAACGTCTAAGTAAGCATCGCCGCCGGTATCGCCGACATAAGAAAGTTGTTCGCTCATATTTAATCCTAGTTAGTTGGCGGTAAGCCGTCTAGCTTACCGCCTTAAAAATTATACTACTTGACCTTGGTGGAATGGACGGTTGATTTGAATCAACGCCAAGCCAGAGCTAGGTGTACCTGTTGTGGTAGATACTTTAGCATTCAAGATTTGCTCACCATTTACTTGAGCATCGTCAACGCTGCCCGGAGTTGCAGCTAACGCATAAACGTCAGCGCCAGCAGTCATTGCATTAGGCGCTTTAACAGCCGCAATACCCGAAATTTGATACCAGCCGTATTGCGACGCTACGTTAGCTGACATTGCTACAGCCACTTGACCAACGCCGCCAGTAGCAGGTGCTAATGCAGTTGTAGCTAAGTAAGAGTCATAATCAACTAATGAGCCAACAACAGTTGATGCAACGCCTTTCAAATAAATGAATTCGCCAGCGCCGTAAGTTGGGTCTACCGCAGTAACGATAGTGCCTAATGCGTGGTTCTGTGTGGTATCAGTAAGCGCGATACCTTGAAAACCCGCTAAAGGGGTCGTAATGTTATAAGCCATGAATGCCTCCTAGGTTGTGCTGAATGTTGCGTTGAATTGCGCACCAGAACAGGTTAACGCGCCAGAGAAGCCCATTAAGCGAACAATCGCGTCTTGGTTAACTGCTTGACGGTCACCGCCGATTGGCACGAAGTTACGGTCTTTGTGAGGACGGAAGTACACATATTTTGTGTTAATAAAGTCCATACGAGTTGCAGTTTGGTTACCACCAATACCGCCACCAAGTACAACGTCAGCAGAACCAGCGCCGCCGTAGAATTTCAACGCAGAGAATCCCGCCGCGCCTAATTTATCGTCAGTGATACGTTGAATTGCCTGCAAAGACGCTAAGTAAAGCGAATAAGCTGTTGAGCCTGCATAAATCAAATCAACATGGTCTGTACCACGAACAACTGATAACGCGACAGTGTTCATGCTGTTTTGAATGTTAGCTGCTGTAGCCGCGCCGCCAGTCAAAGTAGTTGAAGTGTACGCGCCATTGCGCCAGAAAGTCCAAGTAGCGCGGTCGATACCGCCATAAGTACCTGTGCTTGGTGAAGTGCTAATCATAGCCGCTAAACCAACTAAGTTTTTACCTGCGTTACCTGTACCGTCACCATGTAAATCGATGTCGATTTTGTTGTTAAGTCTTGCTTCAGCAATTTCAACACGGGTAGCAAGCAATTCAATCATTGCTTCTTTACCGCTGTTAGCAAGCATTTCAGGGCCAGAAATCGTTACAGCATCCGCATAATGTTTCAAATTGAACTGCGCAGCACTGATTGGAGAATCAGGTGAAATGTTGATAGTTTCGTAACCGCTATAGCTTGACGCATAATTGGTTGCAGGGTCGTTATAAAACAATTCTTGCAAAATGGTTGAACCACCGCTGATTGTTTTTACGTTACCGCGTTCTTTCAAACGAAGTAATAACGCGTTGTTGTTTGTTAAGTTATCTTGAGCCGATTTGGTACGGCTTTCGATGGTGGTTGCGATAATGTCACTAATCGCGCTGTTTGCAAATGCCATTGCTTAATCCTCGTAAAATTTAAAATCCGTGAAGGCGCATTGCCTGTCTAACGGCTTCTTCAGTAGTTGCAGGGATAACTGTTCGGTTCGCGCCCGCAGGTGAACCTTTAACCGATACCGCTGCTGCCTTTGCTGCCTTTGCAGCTTGGTCTGCCTGCGTTAAATTTTGACGATTCCCGCCGCCTTGCTGTTGAGCATAGACTTTTTGAAACGTATTATCGTTTAACCGCAATGCTTTTTCATAAGCATCATCTAAGTCATTTGCAAGTCCACGTTCTAGCAGGTCTGCCATCGTTGACTGCACCTCAGTAAAATACTCATGACGTTGCGCAAAATCCGAAATTTTAGACTGAATTTGAGCGTCTTCGTGACTTTGTTTAAATTCCGAAGCATCCCGCAGTTGTCGTTCTTTCTCGTCTAGCTGCGCCTTAAGATTGTGCATGGTCGGGTCGTATGGCAAGCCGGCTAGCTGGTTCATATCAATCTGATAATCATGCGCTAATTTCATTAGCATTTCCGCTTTTTCTTGGTATGACCCTCGACGAAGCGTATGTTCTGTTTTTAGAAGATTGAAAAACGCGACGTCTGGCGCGACTTGCATCTCGTCTAAATAGCCCTTATACGGGGCAATCGACTTATCAATGCTTTTAGCAAAGTTAGCCGCTGATTTATATTGCTCTATCCCTCTGTGGAACTGTTCTTCACGCTCTATGATATGCTTCTGTACAGTTTCTGGCAACTTTTCTAATTCGGCTGCCGCTTCGGCTTTCCATGATTTCCACGGAGAACGTTCAGGAGGCGGTGCTTTTACTTCTTCTTTTACGGTTTCTTCAGGTTCGCTTGTAGATGTTGATTCTTCAAGTTTATCCAGCTCACGCCCAATAATATCATGGGTAGATTGACTTTCTTCTTCTACCGCAACTTCTTCAACTGAGTCTTCAGTCGTCGTTTCTTCGCTCATTTGGAGTCCTTAGTTAGTTTATTCTTGCGGCAATTTCTTGTCGCAACGTTTCTTTTTTACGCTTTTGCGCAAAATGGTCTACTTTGGGTGTCATGTCCTCGTTACCAACTTCACTACATCCATTGTTCTTTAAATGCCTGCGATGCTGACCTCTATCAGAAATCATACTACCATCAATTTGTGACTTATAAGTCACAAACTCGGCGTGTACAAAAGACGCTGAAATAACTCGCGTCATTATCGTGTCGCAACACTCCGGCAAATTGTCATAGTCTGCCAGCTTTCTAAAGATGTCTTGCGTTGCTCCGCATTCTTTACATTTGACTTCGTACAGCGGCATTACGCGGCGTCCTCTGTCCACTCAATTCCTAGATACAAACTAGCGCCAGTTGGTACGGCTTGCCCGTTAAAATTAATTGCTAAAGACTCTGAAGTGCCTCTAAGAACGATAGCTTTGTCATTACGGACGCCAAACTCGTAAGATGACGGCAGTGCTGCCGCGCCCGGCGTTGCGCTAGCGGATAAGTACGTTTTATGGGCTTCTATTGCAATGCCAGTGCCTAAGGCTGAAGGGTTTGCAGTATAGAGTTTTAATGTTGCTGTTTGCGCGTCATCGGCTGAATCTGCCTGTGCAGCGGTCACGTTAGTTGATGTACCTGCGGTGTTAGCAACGGTGCGCTTAATAATGTAATGGTCATAAATAGACGCTGTCGTAGCTGTACCCACAACCTCCACTTTTGTCACGCGAATAACTTTTGTCGCAGAGCCAGATATCACAAGCACGTCTGTAGCGGTTGCTACAGGTGTAATGTCCTGCGCAACATAACGAAAAGTGGCGCGTGTACCGTTGGTGCTTATGCCTACAACGTTGCCGTCGGCTCTTGCAGCGACTGGTACACCAGTGCTACTGACAGCGGATATAATTTCGTACCCCATTTTAATCTCCAATCATAATAGTAAAAGTATGGCTTCTTCGTCGTCACGCTCGTCTTCAAGCATTTGCGCGATAGCAAGCTCTAGTGCAGCTTTTTCAGTTTCCATGCGGAGGATTGCTTCATAATCCTCAACAAAAGTAACAGGCTTTTCTTCAACTTTAGGTGCAACCTTAGCCTTTGGTTTAGGCTCTCCAGTGACTGCTTCAACGGCGTCTTCAATCGCTTTTTTAACGTCGGCGCTGTTGTTTTTGTATTCTTTTTTCTTGGCTTTTAAACCGCCGCGTCTAGGGTCTACCAAAAACGGTGGTATTTCTGAACCCGTAGCTAAAAAAATAATATCATCTAACGTAACCGCTAATACGCCCGTTTGAACCTCATTCCCCGCAGCTACAAATGTAATATCGTCTAACGTAACCGCTAAAGTACCGCTGTTAACTTTGCCGCCTGTGGCTGCAAACGCAATATCTTCTAACGTAATTGCTAATGTGCCGTTATGCTTTAGTGTTCCCGTGCTAGCAAAGGTGATGTCCGCTAACGTAACGGCTAATACGCCCGTTTGAACCTCATTTCCTATAGCAGTAAAAGTGATGTCCGCTAATGTAACGGCTAATGTGCCGTTATGCTTTAGTGTTCCCGTACTAGCAAAGGTGATGTCCGCTAATGTAACGGCTAATGCGCCGTTATGCTTTAGTGTTCCCGTACTAGCAAAGGAAATACTATCAAGTGTAACGGCTAATGTGCCGTTATGCTTTAGTGTTCCCGTGCTAGCAAACGTAATGTCATCAAGCGTTAGGGATGCAGTCGCTTCAATGGTAGACCACTGCGCGGTATCCCATATTCCAGCATCCCATAAGGCCATTATGCGTTACCTTCCGTAATGGTTGCAGAAGAAATAGCCACACTATCACCCGTCGTAACAGACGTACTTGACAAGTTAATATTGCTAGCTGACGTGCCAACCGTTAACCCTGACACAATCAAAGTTGTTCCGTCCGATTTATAAATACTTGCGTTAGCCGCTGTTCCTGTTGCGCCTGCTGTACCCGCCGTAATCGCGCTTAAGGTAAGCACACCGCTAGAGGCTGCGCCAGCAAACGGTGTACCGCAAACGCATTCCACTAATTGAGTTGCGCCAGAAGTATAAATTCTAAGTTTCGCGCCGTTACCAGCAAAAGTGGTAATTGCATCCGCGCGTGAATTGCGCAAGGTAGTGTTAAGTGTGACTGCCATTTATTTGACTCCTATAATTTTGCCGTTAGCGTCCCGAACAACTTGTTTTGGACGAGTTACTTGATTGTGCATTTCAGACATTCTGTCGAGCAATGCTTGGTTTTGTTGATTTGCCATTGTCATCATTTGAGTCATGTTCATGTTAACGCTGTCAATGACATTGCCTAGTGAGCTTGACAATAATTGACTGACTTGAGGTGTTCCCGTTTCGTCAAGCTCTGTCATTGCATCCGCGTCTTTTCCTGCGTTAAGCGTTAAGACGTGTTGTTTCATGCTATTTTGCGTTTGAAGTTGTGCAATTGCAATCTTAGTATCGTTATCAAGCTGTGTTTTCCACTTATCAAACTCGAGTTTAGCTTGCTCAAGCTGATTGCTTGCTTGAAGTTTCACTTGTTCAAGCTGCATTGTCGCCTGCTCTGACTGTTGTTGTGCTTGCATCTTCATTTGGGCAATTTGCGCCTCGGCTTGTGTGCGTTGCTCGTCTTTGCTTGGTGGTTGCGGCCCTGCTGCTTTTTTAGCTGCTTCGTCAATAAACTGCTCAAGGACGCCTTCAAGTTCATTACCTGCTTTAAAACCCCTAACGCCATAAAGTAATAACTGACCTACCAACGGTAACATTGATGGGTCTTCTTTAACTGCGGTCATTCCGTCTTTAAGAAACCCGCTAACGGCGCCAATAAACTCTAATCGGTTTTGCTTTTCAGTCTGTTTATCAAGCTCAACTAGCGTATCTGTCTCAATATCAATATTGAAAACCCTAGCAGGTTCGTTTTTAAGCAACTGAATCGCTTGCTCTACAAATTGCGCATCAGGCGTGTTCATAATGCCTGACACTTCAACTAATGTCTGTGGTTGGTATTTTGAGCAGATAATCTCTGACTTCATGCGCAGGATTTCACGCGCAAAGCGATACAGCCCGTCTTTCATGTTGCCAAGACGTAGTGATGCAAACTGACTCTTAATTTGCTGTGCTGTCGCGGTTTCACTCGCTACCGACGCGCCACGCATGATGTCGGACAAGCCAGTTGTTTCGTAAATGATTTGTTTACATGACTCACGCGCTTGATATAGCTGTTGCAGTGCAGACGCAACATCGCCAAGTGGCATAAATTGCACAGCACCTTGCAGTCCGCCTTTTTCAACAAACGCCGCCCAGTTTTTGACAGGGACAAGCACCCCATCGTTACCTTCTTTCATCAAGCGTTCAATCGCAGGCTCGTCCGCCGCGTAAATGCCCATGACTTTAAGCGCTTTGGTCAAATGCTTAATTCGACCTGTTAGCTCGTCAATTTCGTCTGCTTGGTCTTGATATAGTAGAAAATCTGCTACAGGAATCAGCGTCCCTGTCGATGTAGTGGCAAAGTAAGGCTTAGGGCAGGGAAAGAAGTTTGAAAGCTCTAGTGGGTCATCTCTGTGGTCTAAAATGACATCGTACTGCTCCGCTATCCAATAGACGCATTTTTCTGCTTTTGACCAAATTTCCCAGATTTCTGCCTTTTTATCGGCTTTAGTAGTTTCTTTGTCGCCGTCTTTACGATTTGACGTGTTAGTTAACGGAACTTTCTCAAAGATGTCGCCAAAGCGGTCAACCCCTTCGTCTAAGGTCATATAGACGCGTCGTGCCACCCACGTCACCTCGTCCCACGTCCGAGCAGGTAGATGCGCAAAGTCCTGCCAATAGACATAGTCCACCGGTGTCGTTTCAGACACGACACGTTCATACGTTTCTGTCTCTGCAAGCCCGTTTTCTTCATCCAGTGTGCGTTCAGGTGAGTATTCTTCCCCGCCTATCTCCGCATAATTGGTAATTGACGGTTCAAATTCTTCAATCTTAGGTTCGTAGCGCAGCCATGCTACGCCTCTGCCCGGAAGTAGTCTATCGTCCACCACGCAAGACAGCGTGTCGTGAAAATCAGGGTATTCTTTAATCTCAAAGTCAAGAACGCGCTCTAAAATCATCGCCGCTACTCTGCCGGCGTCATTTTTATCGTCAAAACGTCTTGAAATGTCAGGATTGGGCGGTTTTGCGTAAATTGCTGGTTTTAGTGTCTGTACGTTAGACCAAAGAATATTAAATCGTGCGTCCGCTTGCTCTGCGTCTTTGCGCTCGTCACGGTAGCGCTTGACAATCTTCTCGCCACGCTCCGTCCATTTCTTATATTCTTCTTGGTAGCGCGATATTTCGTCGTGCCAAGGCTGTGCTGATAGTTTGTCACTCATTATATTCGTCTACCTCTACGTTTCGAGCTGTGTTCCCACAACTCCTCTAAGGACTGGTCTTCCCAGAATTTTGCTTTGGGCTTTGGTGCTGCGTCTGGTCGTTGTTCACGCCATGCAAGACACGCGTACCGGAAAGCATCAGCAAAGTGAGATGTCCAATCGTGTTTGGGGCGTTCATTAAATACCTTTTTGTCCGCATTATACTCTCTTTGGTATTGCGTGAGCGCTTCCATCCCTTCTTTACAGCTTGGGTCAAACCAACAGTTTGCTAATGATAACCTAGCGGCTTGTATTCCGTCCATAAGTGATATATTTGGGACAATTCTAGGTGACCAACCAAGTGACCTAAACTGTTCTTCAATACTTCTGCCCGTTTGCAATGATTTAGCCTTCGCGTCGTGCGGCAGATACAGCCATTCGCCATAATCATAGCCTTTACTCTGCAAAATGTCATGATAATGCGCGATGGGCATCCCACTGTTGCTGTAACAGTCAATAAACCTAAGCTCTTTGCCGGCCACCTGAAACCACCAAATTGCCGTGTCGTCGCTCCACCCCAAATCGATAGCCGCGAATGTTTTGAGTTTACGGTCATAGCACGGTCTTTCCCTACCTGACTGTTTCACTTCGTACATCTCCTTACCGTATATCGCCCCCGGAATAGCCGCGTCGAAATTGCACTCCATTTCCTGTAGCCATGCGTCCTCCG